AAGGAGGATATATGGCTAAGATCAAATTAAAAGAGCTTAAGTATGTAGGACCTGTTTCCGAAGATCTCAAGGAGACTGTAGAAGAAGTGCAGGCAGAAACAGAACCCGCCGAACCAGAACATGTAAAACCTGCAACTGCTGAGGAACCTTTTTCAGATGACGAGCCTGTTGCAGAAGTGCAGACAACAGAAGTAACTGAGCCCGAAAAAGTTCAGGAAGATATAGGAGTTGTTACAAAGCCTGTGGCAGCTAAGTCTGAAAAAGAAATCAAAATGGTCAATAATATTCGTGTAAGGACGAAACCTTCCGATAATATTCCTGCAAAGAGCTATTCAGGAAATGTTGAAATCACAGGACATATTGGAGAATTCACTATTGTCAGATATGTGAAGCCCGGTTTCGGATCAGTCATCGGATATACAAAAGATTGTTAAAATCGTTATGTACAGTGCTCATGATTTCGTTCATTGATTCTGAGGTAGCTCAGATGGCTAGAGAGAATTTATTCAGTCGCAGGTTCGAGTCCTGCCCTCAGAACGGAGTGTTTGCTACCCGACAGTAAATACTCTTCACGACAACTCCAAATTCCTTAGTAGTGTTAAATGATTGCACCAACGCTTCAAAAACTTCATAATAAGCTGAATATTGAAACAATATTAGCAATCAGATCTGTTTCAGCGTAACTGTAAACATGGATACAAAAGTTTGAAACACACACGTCACTATATCTTGTGGTTAAGATAGGCACTTCGTTCAGCTTCATTGTGTATTAGGTCTAAGTTTCGAGCAGTTTTCCAACTGTTTCGCACATAGGTTTTCAAGACCTACTCCTCGCAGGGTAGAGAAGCTCGGTCATCTCACTAGGCCCATAACCTAGAGACCGCCGGTTCAAATCCGGCCCCTGCTACTATTCAGGTACTAGTCTATACTAGTACCTTTTTCTATGTAACCTTCAATATACAAAACAACATAAGGAGGTGCTAGCAAAAGGTGAAAAAGATATGGAAGTTTTTCAACGATTATATGACTCCATGCATAGTTGTATTTGCAATTTTCACAATAATGGTTTTTAGTATTGTTGAGATTGTTTTACAAGTAAATGGAGTCGAAATATCATCTACACTTATTGAATACTTCTACAAATTCTTCGGATTTGAAATGCTCGCATTATCTGGCATCAAGATATCTAAGCACATTGGAAGTGCTTTTGGTAGAGCAGAAGAAGCTGTAGACGGCGCACCGGAATATGAAGAGGAAATTGAAGAGGAGGATATCTCATGAATAATCTTATTGAAAATTGGCCGGTAATCTTTTTGGCAATCATTTTTGTAACAGCTCTTGCAGGAGATGTCTATGCTTTCATTAAGCTCGCTCCATCTAAACAAAAAGAAAAAGTACAAGAATGGCTACTCTGGGCAGTTACAGAAGCTGAAAAAGAACTTGGAGGTGGCACCGGCCAACTTAAGCTTCGTAAAGTTTATCAGATGTTTTTAACTACATTCCCTTGGCTTGCACAGATCATTTCATTCAACGAATTTTCAGTAATGGTAGATGTTGCACTTGATAAGATGAAAACAATGCTTGATAATAATGCTAAAGCTCAGGATTATGTTGACTCAACTGCAACAACCGGCCTTTCAGAAGTAGTTTCAGCTATTCAAGGACTTATTAAGAAATCGGAGGACAACTAATGGCAATTATAGTAGGAAGTGCTCGAGTAGATGAGTACGGAAAATACCAGGGAGGTAAGCCGGGAGATCAGAAGCAACTTTCATCTCATGATGATAGATCAGGAGAGGTTTCTCAGCAGAACTTCTATGTGCACTCTAAGGGATGGTATATTCTTAGAGCAAAAGATGTTACTACACGTAGAAAAATTGCAGAAGCAATGCAGATTGCTTGCAACAATGTAAACATCGGTTACTCGCAATCAGATCGTGGAGGTGTACTGAAGCATGGAGTTAACACAGATGTTCCGACAAATGCTGATTGTTCCTCTCTTGTACGAGCTTGCATCAAGTATGCAACAGGTAGAGATGTAGGAAATTTCACTACATACAATGAAGCAAAGACTCTTGAAAACTCAGGAATGTTTGAAAAAAGGGTCAAATATGTTTCAACTAAGGCTACACCCCTTTATACAGGAGATATACTTGTAACTTGTAGTAAAGGTCATACGGTTGTAGTAACTCAAGGAAAATCTTCGGATTCAGCTAGTCAATCCGAATCTAAACCTTCGGATTCAAACAAAATTGAATACTATCCTAAGTACAAAGGGACAAGTTTAAGCATCGTACTTGCACTTAGAGAGGTAGGTGAAAGGGATTATTCATTCGCACATAGAATGAAGATAGCAGAAGCAAACGGAATTAAATCATATCAAGGTAATGCAGACCAGAATATTAAACTTGTAACCTTGATTAAGAATGGAAAGCTCATCAAAGCATAAGACTCTCTTTGAAGAGCAGCAGAGCATTCCTTCATATAGAGCAGCGTCTTGTCATGTTTACTTGGCAGGGCGCTGTTTTATATTTTGAAAATCGTTATGTATAAGTGATAAAACTATATGAATAAGGAAGACAGAAATGGAATTCAATCCAGAACAATTAGAAGCAATCAACTCAAACGAAGATGCAATACTGTGTCTTGCAGCAGCAGGTTCAGGCAAGACAGCTACACTTACTGCAAGAGTAGCCAGGTTAGTCAATGACGGAGTAGATCCAACTTCTATATTAGCGTTAACATTTACTAATGCAGCAGCACTTGAAATGAGGGAGCGATACAGCAGGCTTGCAGGAGTAACAACATCATCAAATGCAATGCCAGAATTCAGAACATTTCATAGTTTTTGCTACAATCTCATAATACATGACAAAAATATCAGAGAAAAGCTTGGATATGAGAAGGTACCTCAAGTTTGCGATGATGCTGAATACACTAAGATAAGAAAAGAAGTAGTTCTTGCTCTTGGTCTTAAATTAACCGAAGAGGAAATCAAAGCAGGACACTCATACAATAAAGAAAAACAACGTCAGATTGAATTATTCAATAAAGGGCTCAAAAAAGAATTAAGATCAAGAAATTTAATCACATTTGACATGATGTGTTACAACGTAGGTGAATTGTTTGTAGCTAACGATGAAACTACTGTTTACTACAAGAACAAGTATAAATACATTGCATGCGACGAGTTTCAAGACACAGATCCGCGTCAGTTCAAGTTTGTTAGTTCATTCAGTAATAATACTAAATTTTTCTGCGTCGGAGATTGCCTCCAGTCGATATACTCGTTCCGTGGCTGTACAAATGAATACATAAAAACACTTGCAAAGGCGCCAAATTGGAAACTAGTTAAACTTTACCGCAATTACAGATCTACAAAACAGATATGTGACTTTGCTAATAAATTCAGTAAATATGCAAGAGACGAATATAGAATTCCAATGAAGAGTGACAGAGAGGGTGACGAAGTAGAGATTATAACAGGAGCTTGTGCTTCTTATGACAGCCCTGTGGATCAAAGGCATCTCAATCTTCTCATTAAGAAGATACAAGAAAATCCTCGTGAGACTGCAGTTCTCTGTAGGACAAATAAAGAAGTTAGAGCTGTATGTGATTACTTGAAGTCAGCTAACATAGAATACAATCGTTCAACTAAAGAAACAGATATACTCAGCATACTCCATAGTACACTTGACAATGAATATTTCAAGGAATACTTGACTACACTACTAGACGGACCTCAGTATGCTGATTACATCCGTCTGTCCTACAATAACAAAGATGCAGATTTAAGGTGGTTCTTAGCTAGGTTCAATAACATAGATAAGATTAAGAAGCAAGTCAACAAAGTTGTCAAGATACGTCAGATAGTAACAGATGCATCTACAAGTACTCAAGGCAAGCTGCACGACATTAAGAAAGTGCTCAAGATAAAAGAATCAAAAGAATTTGATATAGAAGAGGGAGTTTCAGGACGTCAGCTTGTAGAAGCACTTAGAAACATAGTACTAGAGCAAGAAGAAACATCTGTATATGTAGGTACTATACATAGTGTCAAAGGACTTGAATATGATACTGTCTATGTAATGGGTGTAGATGATAAGCTATTCCAGCTCGGGGACGAAGAGATGAATAATTTGTTCTATGTAGCTATTACACGCCCTATGAATCATCTTACTATTTTCAGGAGATAACAATGACAGAATATAAATACAGAAGTCTCCTTCCACGATGCTGCAAAGTACTTCATTTCAGCGTAGATGTAACAATTCAGGATGATGATGAAATCGCTCTTTATTATGTGAACGAAATGTCGATTAGATCTACTGATTTAGAAGATGTAACGCCTTTACATATGTATAGTCATAAACATGATATATACTATATATTTAAACCTTGTTACTATGAAGACCGTACTTATGAGATATCAATATACAGGAGAGATTAGTAGAATGATAAATGCTAAGAAAACAGAAGATTTGCTCAAATATATTTCAAGCAGGCTATCCGGAAGAGACGATTGTAAGAAAATCAACTATAAAGTAACAATAAGTAATACACGTATTACAATGGAGCCTTTGATATATGTCTATCCTAATCGTTATAATAGAAAAGAGACAGATAAGATAGACATTGTAACTTTTGTGCTCATATACAAGATGCCGCACATAATGCTAGATGATTTTGTTACAGGTAGGTATGAATATCAGCTATCAGCTGACGGAAAGAATAGAAGATGGAGGAAACTAGATGAAACTTAAGAACATCCGCATCAGAGGAATGCATAATGTAGTCGATAGGACTTATGATCTTAATGACACATTCACATATTTTGTAGGACCTAATGGTGCAGGAAAGTCGACAATTCTAGAAGCAATACAGCTTGTAGTACTTGGTTACATTCCTGGGTACCCTAAAACAAATGAAGGCATCATGCGTCATAGTTCAGGCAACGAACTTGAAGTCATAGGGACTTTTGACAACGGTGTAGTAGTAGCACGGAAGTGGACACGTTCTGGCACATCTACTAGTAATAAAGTTACAACAGTTCCTGATGGTTTTCTTAAAGACCGAAATATTGTAGATGATCAGCTGGAGCTTCCTATCTATAATTTCAGTGAATTCAAAGACATGACAGCTAATAAGCTGAAGGAATGGTTCATATCGTTTCTTCCTTCCTCCGAGGGTGAAATCAACTGGGAAGAGATACTTACTGAAGCACTTAGTGGAAGAAAATCTATACTTACAGATGAATTTCGTTCAGAGACCCTTGCAGCTATCGAAGGGCTATCTGAAGACGCTTCAGGAGTAGAATTAGTTAAGAAAGTCAACGAGTATCTCAAAAACAATCAGTCGTTCACCAAGAAGGAGATTGAAAGACTTCAAGGAACTATTCAGTCGCTTGTCCATTATGAAGAAGAGCTGCCTGCACAAGAAGATGTTAATGCTCAGCTTACTACATATATTGATCTTCTTTCGCAGTTATCTGCTTATGAAACTTCCCAAACTAATTACAACTCAGTAAAAGCTCAGATTGATGGCTTAGATGTAGACAAATCTCCTGAGATATCAAGTGTCGAAGATGTTGAAAGCTATATTGAGTTGAGAAACAAAGATGCAAACATAACTTCTCAGTTTAATCAAGTGTCACAGGAGAGGACTGAGCTGCTTAATGAGCTGAATGAAATTGAAAAAGAAATTGCTCAGCTGGCGTCTATTGGCAACAGCATTTGTCCTTACACCAAGAAAGAATGCATCGAAATTGCTACTATTATTAGCGAAAACAAAGCTAAAATTGCTGAACTCAAAGCGAAATGCAAGCCTATTGAAGATGCTATTACAGAAAAGGCTTCGCTTCAGTCTAAGTTAGATCATGAAATGTTCAGCGTCAGGGCAGATCTTCAGAAGGTGGAGACTAATTACATGACATATTTTCGTCTCAGAGATACCTTAAACACCATGACGTCTAGCGTTAAGCCTACCGATATGACAAGAGAGGAGATCAACACTAAGATTTCTAACCTCCAACAATCGTTATCTAAGATAGAAGCTAATAAACGTTATGACGAGCTTACAAAAACAATAACAACTGATAAGTTCAATCTTGAAAACAATCTCGAAGTATTGAAGGTGTGGATCAAGCTCACTGATGCAAACGGACTTCAGACAGATCTTATGACTAAGCCCTTCTTAGGACTTGCAGATGAGATGACTAAGTATCTTGTCAAGATGTTTAAGAACTACCCGGTAAAGGCTCAATTCAACTTATCAAGCAAGGCTAATTCATTTAGTTTTGGGCTAGAACACGAAGACGGTAAATATGTTGAATTTGATTGCTTATCAGCAGGAGAAAGATGTTTATTCATGCTAGCGCTCATGATCTGTCTTGTCAACAAGAGCGATCCAGAATTCAAAACAATTCTCATAGATGATTTAGTTGATCATCTTGATGATGTAAATGCTGCTTCTGTATTTGCATCTCTTTCAAATGTAGATGATATACAATTTGTTATTGCAGGAGTAAAAGAGTTTGAGGGGAAAGGAGTCGTCAAAATTCAAATGTAAGGAGGTACAACATGATTACAGTTGAATATGCAAAACCTTTTACTAATAATATAGAAAAAGATGTAAAAAGTATCCGAGCAAGCTATTTAGCTGATCTCGAACGATTGAGAGCTTATTATGGACTACTATTCATAAAAGCCTCAGATACATCTGAATTACAACTGAGGAGGGTCAAATGATGAATGCAACAAAACAGGAGTTAATTGAATTCATATCAGCTAACTTTGTGACACCTGAAGGCGAACATCCTACGAAAGCACAGCTTGATGTTTTCAAGAAAGATGATCTTGCAAAAGTTGTTGCAAACGCCTGCGTAGGCACGCAGCTTAGTGAATTCTTGAAGGGGCTGCACAAAGATTGATAACCTTTCATATCAACGAAGATGCTCCCCCACCATAGCATCGAAAGATCACACCCCGTAGATACAGGACAGACTACTCCCTAGAGTTTGTCCTGTATTTCTGTGTTTGAACTGTCTTTACTATCAACCTTCTATACAGTGAAGAACCATATTAACTGGAATATTATGTTATCATCTAGATGGTTACATGCAGATTGCAGCTATCATGGATGTTCTAGATAGGAAAGGAGCGCAAAGCCTTGAAAACACTGTATTCAGAAGGAAGGGTTGTAGGATTAAGCGCGTATGAATTATATGTAAGACAAGTACTTAGTCGAAATCCTAGCGCAAAAGTACTAAGCGAGAGTCAATGGTTAGCTGCTGCGCTGGGCACTAACAATTCAATGATTCTCAAGATACCTGCAGGAACGACAAAAGGCGTACACGATTATGTGCTTCCTGAGGGTTCTGATTTATGTGGATGTACATATATCATCGGAACAGTATTTGAGGGTTCAGCAGAATTTGATGAGGATGGCTGGGCAACTAAAGTAGATGATTATGGAAGACTTATTGCAAATACTGGTCAGCTTTATCCTAAGACACCAGGAGAACCCGAGGATGTCCCGGTGAAACCTGGCTATGATACACCTTCGGACGAATTCATTGAACAGTGCAATGAGTATATGAAAGTAACTTCAGGCATCATGCTACAGCCTGGTGAATGGATAGATAATGTATATCAAGTAGAACTTGAAAATGAAGCTGGAATTGTGCTTACTACAGAAAGTGACGTCGAACTTCTTGCAGACCTTTCTAACGATGTTGCAAGAATGTCCTTGAATGTAGATCTAAGCAAGAGAGGATTTGTTAGAATATTATTCGATGAAGATATCGACACAGACTTCTATATATTCTTACATGGATTTGCATACAAGAATATCCTTGCAGGTATGTCCGGATTTGACGATCTGCTAAACACAGATAACCCCGAAAACGGTGATTTCTTAGGTCCTCAGGCCTTCCCTTGGGCAGTACACATCACATTCATTTATAACAATGATATGATGGGCAATGTTCGATACAGTGTAGAAAGAATGATTTCACTTTACGAACAAGTTGTTCATAGCACAGATTATTTTGAAGATACTGCTCGCGAACTTAACAACAGATATGCAACATTAACAGATAGGTACAACGAACTTATTCTCGGCTTTGAAGACACAGTTGCACAAGTTAATGCAATGCAGTCTAAGGTAGATAATCTGCAGAGCCAGATAGATACAATCAATACTACTATAGCTGATATGCAGTCCAGCATCGTTGCTACAAATAGTAGGATTGATGACAACGATACTCGTCTTAACGGCATTGACGATACAATTGTATCTATCAATAGAAGAATAACAAATGCTGAAGGACACGCAGACGACATCGATGTCAGAATGGAAGCTCTTGACAAGACAGTTGATGACAAGATTCAAGCTATTTCAGATACTGTTGAAGCTGTTGATACTAAGATAAGTGAGCTCAAGGAAGAAGTAGGCACACTGTCACAACTCACTACTACAAACAAGACTCAGATTGTAAGGGCTATCAACGAAGTAAACGGAAAGATTCAATGAGGTTAGCAATATGTACAGATACATAACAGCCGGAACAAAGATGCAAGCAGGCGAAAAAGTCAACAAGATTGCTAAATACATTAAGAAACATATTGAAGGAGCTTACAAGCTAGCCTTCAGTCCAATGACTGCTGATGTTTACGTCACAATATATTATCAGATACCTGATGAGGTCATCAAGACGGTAGAAAAATACAACCAGACTATTGATAGTTCGATGCATCAGATGGACATTGATATCAACATTACGTCTTATCAGAATAAGATAAGAATAAATGTAATAAGAATGGACGATAACGAAAAAACACTAGGTCACTTCGTTATTAAGCCTGAAGATACAGAAGATCTCAATGCTGTTCTTGCAGCTATCAAACAAAAAGTGTCATCTTTCATTGAAAAAGAATATCAAGATTACGATTTTGTATTCTAAGGAGTCATGATGGTTAAGTTTCTCAAGATCAACGAATGCAGATATATTTCTGCAAGTAAGTTCAGTTTAATAAAACGACATGATAGCTATCACATATTGATGGATAGCAAATTGCCATCATGGAACTATGGATTTAGCTCAGTTGAATGCGCAGAAAAGTTCCTAAACAGTCACAATTACATAAAAGCTACAACTGAAGCTATGCCTATTTCTGCAGATGACTTCGAGTTTGTTGTTGATATGTATGACCTTAAGAGCAAGGGTAAAAACAAGTGGGCAAATGATGATTTCACATTGAAATTTGATGTGAAAGATAAAAATGATATTGTAGTTGATGTCATCACACCTCCGACCAGAGGTAAATTGCTCAAAACTAAGAAGACATTCAATGATGCAAGTAGTTTAATTGACTATCTTGAAGAAATACAGCCTACAGAACTATCCATCAATTGTGCAATCAATATAGAGAGACGCCAAGCAATACTTGCAGCAAGATCTATAAGAGAAATAACAAAGAATCTTGTAAGGGTGAAGTCATCTAACCTCTGGGGATACGCCATTGACATCAAAGATAGACATGATAAAGTAGGGGATGTGTATATTCAGTTCAAAGGTAAGAACGGAGGTCCAGAAAATATCTACGTGTATTATGATGTCCCCGTTGTAGTTTGGCGCAAAATGCTCAGCGCTAGCTCGAAGGGCCATGCATTCTGGGTTCTCATAAGGAATAACTACAAGTATGCCAAGCTCACAGGGGATCGCAGGACTAAACTTAAAAACGGTGTGTAATTAAAAGAAGGGAGTATCTAAAACATGAGTGAAACAAGAGATGCAAAAAGCTATCTGGATTATCTGCGTATAAGAGCAGATGAAATGACTGAAGCTGAAATCAAAGGTGATTATGAAGAGATGATTGATGTTATAAGACGCGAATTATCTCGAAATTGGAATAGCATTGAAGATGGAATTCAGCCTACAGAGATAGGAGAATACAATGTAGTATATGTAGATAAAACAGATCTTACAAGGACACTTCATTATGCTACATTCATGTGGATACCTATCATGGGCTGGAACATAGTTGTTCCAGAAGGAATGAATAAAGATTTTATCAAGTTGATAGCTTGGAGAAATATTCCGTTCTACTGCGAATGATCTGTTAACAAAGAATAAGCTTCTCGTCACGATCTCGTGGTGAGAAGCTATTTTTATTATAATTTATAGTTGAATATAATTAGAACTTCAAGAAACGTCAGATCGTAATGTTTTCTTACTAGATCGTTTTCTCTTAGTTCTTGATTTTATACTTACATTTGTCTTTTTGCGTTTCTTTTTCTTAGCACCTTTACTATCAAATAACGCATTGTTTATGTTTACCTTTCTTACAGTGACATCATCATTGTAATGAGTGCATACATCAGGCATGCAATCTCGCATCCTACCTGTTATGCAGAGATAGTCGCAATATGTAATTCCTCCCATCTTTTTGCTCTTCAAATACTTGCACTTATTCTTTTTGCATACATTTTCTTGTATGCGTAATATTTCAGCTGATGTATATTCACTGAAATACTTATGCAATGGCTGCGGTTTCTTCATACATATCACCCCTTAAATGTATCTATAGTATCTATTCTTTCAAGTAATATTTTATGTAACTTCTCCTCAGCTTCAGGAAGTAATGATTTTAACTTATCATAAGGAATATCTAGCATCATAGCTAAGTCTAAAAGATCTTTATCCTCAAGTTTATGCTCAGCTATCAGCATTTCATGGACAAGCATGTCAACTAAACTGTCGTAATTATCTGTATAAAGTTCCTCTTCGTCGGTAAATTCCTGTTTTGATTCTATGAACATTGCATGTGTATCTAAATCTGCAACATACATTGAACCAAACATAGCTTGAAGGGATTGCATCTTATCTGGAGGAAGTTTGACATGTTTTAAATCATCATAAGTAACTTGCCCCCAATGTTTACCGAGTTGTTGCCCTACTTCCATACAAAGAGAACGCCTTAAACTATATTTAACTTCATTGAGCTCTCGCTCTATACATTCACCTACTCTTAATTTGAAAAATACTGCAAAAGAAAGATCTGACCTGTACTTAGGAGCAAATCTGTACTTAGGCCACATCTCACAGAAATGAAGAAGTGCAGACTGAAACTTGTCTTCATAAGAAATGGAAGAATTGTTTATAAAAGTGTGAGTTGCAATATATCCGAAGAACGTATAGTTTAGATCAATAATTGCATCTCTAATGTCCGTGTACTTGAATCTGTCTTCTAAGCTCGTTTGAGGTAAATAATCATATAATTCAATTGTCCTTTGTTTGCGATACTCTTCAGCAGACATTGAATCACGATCAAGCTTAGAGGGATATTTTTCATCAATCAGTTTCCAGTTAACATCACTCATCTACTTCTGACTCCCCTCCAACAATATAGTATTTTACAGTACCTTTATATAGAAAATTGAAACCCTTCAGATATAATTATATGTGTTCTGAACACATATTAAAACAGTGATTTGGTTATGAAAGTATAAACGAATTCTTAAGTTTTTATTAAGTTTTTATAAAATAGTATATTTTTGAAAACTTCAGAGTCAACAATAATACACATGAACTTTGATTCAAATATATCAATTTATAAATAGAATTTCGTTTGTGTGTAATTGTAATATCATTTCAAATTGATTACAATTTGATGAATAATTCAGTATATATTAAAATTTCGTTTAAAATACTAACGATATTTCAATTATATTTATCAATTTACATTGAAACATACACGAAATATTATTTCAATTTAATACACTAAAGTAAAGTAACTGATCACAAGTTCAGCTCAATTAAGTTGATAAAGATGAATTAGGAAGTAAATTTAGCGATATCTGAAGAATTTTGTATTAATATTAAAAAACATGACCGAAGGTCATTTAATAAAGTAAAAAAAAATTAAGATTAATAGCGCGCCCCCTCCCTCTCCTCAAAAATAAAAATAGCTTCGCAAGTTAATTTTTAATTTTGCAATCTGTAATCTGATTTCATATTTTGCTGTTACAGCTGATCTGAGACAACTCATCTGAATAAACATATTCGCTGAATTTCAAGTCTGTATACATTTTCATTTATCTATGTACAGGCACATAATGGCGGCTGCGAAGGTGTAATTAAAAGATCGCCACTATCATGGCAAATAAATGGACTTGATTTCTTACAAAAGATATCTTATAATTAGTTTTGCGTCGAAGATATCACCTTTCAGAAAGCTTCAGCACTTTCGTACTAATAAAGTTGATTAGTTCGGCTAGTATCATTTTTCGTAAGTATTTTATCTTATCAAAAAGAGTTTCATTTATGTCTCGATTCATATTTCAATCTATCATTTTATCGTGCTTCGAGACACACGATCAAGGATGCTGAACCTTGATGATAGCGAAATTGGATCGAGATATAAATGAAGCTCTTTTTTACTATAATGTAGGGGGTGCAAAAGATGGACCGATCAGAAGCTAATCGTCCCATTCAAGATACTATAGCTTTACATATAAGTAAATGTAAAGAAGAAGCTGAGCAGCAACTTGAATGGCTCAATAGCGGAGGAACTTATTATAGTCCTACGTATAGGTTATTTAAAGAAAGAGCAAATGTTCTTAGACAGATCGCAGATATTTATGATGACATGTATCAAACTTTTATCAAAGATTCTTCTAAATTAGAGGTAGCAAATCCTGTTACTAATAGCACTGAGGATTACTCACAACTACAGTCCTATTTAGATGATGCATTAAACAGGTTGATTGAAGAAGTATCTACATCATTTCAATTGAATTTTGAGAAATGGGCATGCAAGATAAAAGAGGAATCCAATTTAACTTATGACGCACCTACCGATGAATCATTTAAACTTAACATTGAAGAATGTACAAGTATAGAACTAATAGAAAAATTAGATTCCGGAGCAATACAAAAGCATACTTCGGCCTATACTCAAGCTTGCAAGAAATTAAAGTATATCCTAGGAAATAACATAGATCAGCTCTCTTGTTATGCTACAGAAAGCAATCAATCTAGTGTATCTGTACTTTGTGTATTTTGCATAGGATTGATTGAATGGTATAGCAAGAGATTCAACTGGAATAGGCCAAAAGATATAAGAATTAGATATAAATTAGCTTCTTTTAATCGAAGTTTAGATGCACTTATATTGGCCTATAGCTACGCTGTAGTTGATAATAATAACATCGAATTGACAGGAGGCTATAAATTTATACAAAAATTAAGTCAGTGGTTAAATACTGAAGGCGAAGATCATATCGGTGGGCAGAGTAATCCTTATTATAAAGAAAGAAACGGATTAGTAAGTCAGGAGATAAGCAAATTCAGCGAAACTTATCTAAAAGATCTGCCTATGCTAGATGATCCGGATCATCTAGTACTTAAACTAGCTATTTATATTGAACAAAAAGTGAAGTTCATCATATATCAAGATAGCAACAAATCAGATGCAGCGATACAAGGTCAATATTTTGCATCGCTTCGCCATAGAATCGTTTCTAACTATGATCCATCGTTATCTGACATAGATTTAGATGATATTGAGAATATGCTAACTCAGAAGGGATTATAATATGACACCACTCTATAATTCTACTAATCAGATACCATTAAGTAATTTCATTGCTAGTTATGAAATTCCTGCAAAATATAAAGCTAAAGCAGCACACATTTTTGTTAAATTATTTGATTATATCTCACAAATATATGTTGATTCTAAAATATTAAAAGATAAATGGACGCAAGCTATAAATGTACTTACATACATTACATTTACTGATGATAGCTTGCCTAATAATTGGAATAAAGATCGTCCAATAGAGAATTTACCTATAGTAGATCAATCTGATATTAAAGACGTATTGAAAGAGTATTACTTAGAATCATCAGATTGCATAATATGGGATGTCGCTCCTATTTTTTCAGATGAGGCAGTAGAAAGGATAGATGAAGCAGTTAACAACATTCATGAAGCAAGAAAACATGAAGCCAGGCAAAACGAACATAACATCAAAGTAAGTGGACTCAATAAACCTCTTGCAAATTATCGAGCAGTGGTAAGCGCTCAGAAACCTGTTCCGGCACCTTTGAAAAGCCAGACGGATTCTCAAGTAAATATTGAATCGGCAGATAAACTCACATCCATGTATGATATCTTGTTAGATCCTAGTTATCCTTATTTTCCTCGAGTTGATTTTCATAATTACTGGATAGTGTATAAAGACGATTTTGGCGAAGAGTATGGAATTCCACGCTCTTTACCTCTTATTCCAGAACGACAAAGTGACATCACTGCAACTACCGAAATAAACAGAATGGTAGAAAGTGATTTTATGAAGTTATATCCTAATCACATCATGAAAGTCAGATCGCAAGCAATGTATACTCACTATGAAGATTTTCCTGAATTAGATTATGACGAGGATATTGGAGTAATATTTCCTATAGAAGGATTCACTAAGGAACAGGTGGTAGATAACATAATTAAATATCCTGATATAATCAATATCGGATTAGGACGAATAGGCAGACAGAAGCAATGGGAAGGCGACCAGCGTCCTAAGGTAGTTTGGGAAGAATTTTTTAAAAGAATAGAAATAGATGGACAATTATACATAGTCGATCAGCATATCTGGGATCAACTTCCCGAATTAAGAAAATTACCTCCAAATAGAGCTTTTCAGCAAGAGTACGTTGTTCGTAAGTACTTACTTGAAAGAGATAACGGAGTGTACAGGGACAAGCAGCCATTTGGAACATTATATCCATTCATCACTCTATTTATGCCTCCACAAGAATATATTAAGCGAGGATACAAAGATGTACTAGAAATAGCTAAGTCTTGTGTAAAAAGTAGAGTTAGCTACTTCAGGTCCAGAAATCCTATGCTTAATAGATTAGGATTGCATTTCAACTATGAAGGAGAACTGATAAAAGAATGAAAACTTGCATATTTAGCCCTATATGTCAGTTTGCACAGTGTGAAAATGATAACAGATTGTTTGAACACGAATTCAATATGTCTAATGATGATAGTATGTATTTCAGAAAACTATTCTCTAAGACAAATGGTAATATTGATAACTGTGGACCTGCATGCCCTATGTGGAATTTAACAGAATCTTTAATGTCAAGAAATAATCTTATAGATAGAAATGTTCCTTCAATGATAACTCCTCAAATAATCAAGCAGTGTAAGAAGATCTTTGAAGAAGCAATGGAGTATCCTAGCTCCGCTATAATGTGCGTATCTAAGCAATTAAGTTCACATGAATTTGCAGATGTATTCACATATTATGCAATATGTATGCTCTGGAGGATGTATGTAGGTCGTACAGCAGTTTATAATCTTAATTTTTCTACTTATATTGACAATGAGAAGGATAGCTGGAATATAAATGGGGACAATATTGATCCGGAACTACAATTCAAGCGTAACATAATATCAGGTAAAGTAGACGGAGCAATCAAGAAAAACATGCTCATTATATCAGGAATTGATTATATCAATTTTAAAGATTTTGAGTCAGGTCAACTTCTGAAGGTGTTGGGGACGCGCAGAACTAATCAAATGCCTACGGTTGTAGTAGGGCCTGAACCTTCAACAATATTAGGGACAGGTCAGTTAGTAAATATGCTAACTGGTGTGCTTCAAGAGCACAAGGTGATTACTGCATGTTAAGTGCAATTGAGTTACAAGTTATTAGTAAGTTGATAATTTCTGAGGATACAAAAGAGATTGAAGCTTTACTGAGCTATGATGCGGATGATTATTTTCCTCAATACAATGAACAGTATAAATTCATTCAAAAGCATTACAATCAGTATAACTCCACTCCGAGTAAGTTTGAGTTCCTCATGCAATTCGGAGACATTGTTGTTCTAGAAGATGTAAAAGAATCTGTAAGCTATCTTCAGAAGCAACTAGTAGAATATAGAAAATACATTATTTTGTTGAATATGTTTAACAAAATAAAAGATCTGGGACAGGGAGATATAAATGATGCCTGGGCATATATTTCTACTCAATTAGATGAAATAAATAATTATCAGGATATACTTCCAGATGAACTAATCAGAGGTGCAGAAGAACGTGCTGAGCAAGTTAAGTTATTTGCTAAACAAAAAAGAATTCCTACTGGTTTTCCTGAAATAGATAAAGCATTGTATGGAGGCTGGAGTACTGTAGAAGAATTAGTAGTACTTGTTGCTCGTACAAATGCCGGTAAGAGCTGGATTGCTATAAGATTCATGGAAGCTGCTCAGGGTGCAGGTTTTCCTGTAGCATATTATTCTCCTGAAATGATGTCCGCTTATGTAGGTACTCGTTTTGATACTTGGAGAGGACACTTTGAAAATAATAGATTGTATAGAGGTGACTATAGTGATGAGTATGTTAACTATGCACATAATTTGACAAACGAGACTGTTCCCGCATACGTTCTAGAAGATAAGCATTTTCCTAATGGGGCTTCAGTTAGATCACTTTCTCAATTTGTTAGCAACAATGGCATAAAGTTACTCATAGTTGACGGTATATCTTATCTTAATGATGATAAGAAAGCAGTAAGAGATCAAGAGAAGTTCAAAAATATTGCATTAGGACTTTTTCAATTAAGTAAACGCTATGGATGTGCTGTTATCATTGTCATGCAGTCTAATAGAGAAGTTAGATCTAAAGACGGAGATACTGAAAGCATACCTGATCTTTTCAATACTGAGGGGTCTGATCAGCCCGGTCGTATCGCTACACAAGCATTAGGTATAAGATATACTCCTAAAGAAAATAAGCTTGAATTGAAGCTGATTAAATCAAGAAACGCTAGCAAGCAGAATTCTCTTTTTGCATATAACTGGGCAATAAATGAAGGAAGGCTCAGTTATATTGAAGGCGAAGGTAGTGAATCCGATTCGTCTAATGTAGTTAATGATAAACCAGGATCTTTTAAACCTATTAGTTTTGGAAATAACGGCCCTGATGCAAATGATCTGTCACTCATTACACCGCCTGAAGACGCTCCTGAAAATGAGTATGAAGGCATTGAATTCTGAATCGTTATATACAAGAGGAGGGCATCATAATGAAAAGAATGATTCTAGCAATGTCTAAAAGCAGAAGTGATCTTGCTGATTATATTGAAGACCACACATTTCAAGTTGTGGTTGCATTAGCACAACTCTATCTATTTCCTCAAGGGAATCGGGTTCACTGGCGTAAAGAGGTATGGGAGAAATTTTCTAGAATGTATACTCTGAAAATAAGTAAAAAGTTGCCTAGTTCGCAATTCATTCTGAATCACAGTTGGAATTATATTCGTCCTAGAATAGGTAGGGCATATAGATATGCAATTGATAAAGAAGATCAGTATAAAGTTAGAGAGGGAGCTAATTTAACTGAATTTTATATCATTGTAGAAGACTATCTTAATTGGATGTCGAATGAATTTTCTCAATTTGAAACATTGGAGTTAAGCGAAGTCAAAGCCGAACTAGATAGGTTAGGACTAGATGAAGTAATGAACCTATAATACATATACGTCTAAAATGAAATAGCGTTCCGCAGTTCGTATTTTAGAATCCTTTCCGAAATCCTGCGGGCTATAAATAAAAACTATTTATCTAAAGGAGGAGTTCAGTATGAACAAAGTAAAGAGTCTTATAGCGGACTATAAATTGCTATTGGATAATGTACCTGCATTGGTTACAGTTATTTTTGTGCTTTGTACATGTCTCATGAATTTTATGGCCGGTAAGATCATCTTTTTCGTAGGTGGAGCTGCCTTTACTGGAGGCTTTCTATTGTCTGCAGTTCCTTTTCTCTGCATGGATACTGTCACAAAAAGATTTGGTGCTAGAGCGTCTATCATGCTAAATGTACTTTCTGCAGTAGGCAACATATTTGCAGTAGTAATGTTAGCAATCGTTGCTGCAATTCCAACAGCTGATGATTATTCTCAATTCAATTACATATTTGGTGGTGTATGGTTCATTGCACTTAGCAGTACAATTGCATTTATAGTAAGTGGTGTAGCTAATTCACTTATCAATGCAGCTATTGGAAAGCTATTTGCTAATAAAACAAGTGCATTAGAATTTTATTCTAGATCATACTTTTCAACATTCATTGGTCAGGCAATAGATAATTTCTTGTTTATATTCTTAACTTACTCAGTATTTGCTCCAATTTTCTGGGGGACAACTCCTTTGTCAGCATTGTCTTGTATAGGCACTGCAATCATTGGTGGTTTAATAGAACTGTTAGCTGAAGTAGCACTGTCTCCTGTAGCATTCCGGATTGTGAAGCGCTGGGAGCGAGATCATGTAGGTCAAGCGTATATCGACGCACATTCTACTGAAAAAACAGCTTAATATTGTATTACTTCTTAGACAAGAACTATGAGCATAAAGTAATAGTTCTTGTCTAAGTTTTCTAATGGATAATGATGATAAATAATGATATTTTCAAACCAATTCCTGGATATGAAGGGCTTTACAGTATATCACAGTTAGGCCAAATCAAGCACGACAAATATGCTCGTACGGTTCATCCAGTTGTAACAAAACGAGGGTACGAAGTAGTAGTGCTTAGCAAAAACGGAATACCTACAATGTATGTACTTGATTCACTAGTCGCACTTGCATGGAAAGGTAGGCCAATCCGCAAGCATTCTAATATAGTTAGAAGTAAACAAGTGAAATGTGTTGAGACCAATGAAATATTTGATTCACATAAAGAGTGTGCTCAACATTTTGGTTTCAACTATTCAGAATTCCGGACAGCTGTGTCTAAAGGTATGCCTTACAAAGGGTACCATTTTGAACGATTAACTAAATAGGTTTCAACGCCAGTTATGTATAGTCCTTTGACGTCCTGGCGATAAACAAATAAATAATAAGGAGGTTCACAACAACATGAGTGAACAAAGAGAACAAGATTTATCAGGAGTAACATTATTAGGAAACCAGAATACAAAGTACAAATTTGATTATGATCCTGAGTTACTCGAGAGATTTGAAAAGAAGTTTGACGACAACAGCGAAGATGAGCAAGTTGTCAGCTTGGATTGTTTTGAATTTTGTTCAAGATGTCCGAAAACAGGTCAGCCAGATTTTGCTACGATCCATATATCTTATATACCTAACAAGTATATGGTAGAGTCAAAGTCACTAAAGCTCTATCTTTTCAGTTTCCAACAGCACGGAGATTTCCACGAATCATGTGTTCACATGATTATGCAAGATCTAGTAGACTTACTTGATCCTAAGTATCTCGAAGTATACGGAGATTTCAACAGTCGTGGTGGCATATGTATCACGCCAATAAGCATATATGCAGACAGCAGTCATTCAGATATCAAGAAAGCTCGTCAATTGTCTATGATGCAGTATGCATGTGAACATAGACCTAGGACAGGGAGGTGATACCATGAAAGCAGTAGTGTTATCTTCCGGTGGATGCGATAGTACAGTTACACTTGCAATAGCACTTAGTACACATAATAAAGAAGATGTATTGACTGTTTCAGTCAGCTATGGGCAGAAGCATTCACGCGAGTTGGAGTGTGCTCAGAAAGTATCTGAATACTACGGAGTAAGACATGAAGTAATAGATCTTTCGCAGATTTTCAAATATTCTAATTGTTCCTTACTCAAGCAGAGTGACGAGGAAGTTCCTGAGGGCTCTTATGCTGATCAGATAGGTAAGTCAGATTCGGGAATTGTTTCTACATATGTACCATACAGAAATGGACTTATGCTTTCAGCTGTAGCTTCTCTCGGTATGTCAATATTTCCGAATGATGAGATCGTTATCTATCTTGGAAATCATGCCGATGATGCTGCAGGCAACGCTTATCCCGATTGTTCTGAAGAATTCTCAGATGCAATTGCAAAGGCAATTTATGTAGGAAGTGGTAAACAGGTTACAGTAGCAACTCCACTTGTTACGATGAATAAAGCGGAAGTAGTTGCAGAGGGACTGAAGTTAGGTGCACCGTTTGAATTAACAACAAGTTGCTACAACGGTAAAGGTCGGGCTTGTGGCGTTTGCGGTACTTGCGTGGATAGATACTTAGCATTTAAGGCAAATGGAGTTATAGATCCAATTCCTTATGCTATTGATATGGATTGGACAGGTTGTAAGGAGTATAAGAGATAATGATAGATCATGAAAAAGTAATGCAGCTAGGCATAGACAGAGCTCGTGAAACAATGAATGCAAACATTGGTGGCCCCTTTGGAGCTGTCATAACAAAAGGAGATGAAGTTATTGCAGTAGCTTCAAACACAGTACTTAGAGATAATGATCCAACTTGTCATGCAGAGATGAATGCGATCAGAGAAGCTTGCAAGAAGTTAGGGACGTACGATCTAAGTGATTGTGAGATACTGGCATCAGGAAGTCCATGTCCAATGTGCCTTTCTGCTATCATGTGGGCTAACATCAAGAAAGTATACGTTAGCGGAACTACAGTAGATGCAGAGGAAATCGGATTCAGAGACGAATTCATCTATAAGTTTATTGAAAGCGGTTGTAGAGATAGCAATGTATTAGATGTTGTACCTCTTAACAATGAACCTGCAAGAATGCTCTATAAGGAGTATGCAGAACGCAATCATATCATTTACTAAGGGAGGTCTAAGATGGGCAAAGTTTATGTTAGTTGGCAGGCCGTGGAAAACTTCGTGGAAATGGTGGATAACGTTGTTAGAAATCAGTATCCACAGTGTACTGGAGTTTATGGCATTCCTAGAGGCGGACTATGCCTTGCAACAATGCTTTCACATAGTTTGAGTGTTCCACTGCTCATGAGTCCCGTTCCGGGCTGCATCATTGTAGATGATATATGTGATTCTGGAGAGTCACTTGTCCATTATGTCAAGAATTCATCTAGTCCTGATAAACCTAGCTACATAACAGTGACAATGTTCTACAAAGATAATAGATTAGGTGTAAAGCCTAATATATACTGGAAAGTTAAAGGAGAGGACTGGATCATTTTCAGTTGGGAATCTTCTTTAAATAGGGCAAAAGTAGCTTTTCCAGATGAACAAATAACAGTTATATGAGGAGGGCACATTATGTCTAGTAGTTCAAACAGAAATTCAGATTCAACTAAAGGCGGAGTAGGATTTTGTGGGCTACTTGCCATTGCATTCATTGTACTCAAGTTAATCGGTGTAATAACTTGGCCATGGATATGGGTGCTCAGTCCTATATGGATACCTTTTGTATTAGGGCTACTTATTTTTGTGCTAATTTACGTCATATTATAAATAATAAAGGAGAAAATCATGTTTACAATACATAAAGAAATGGAAATATCAGCATCACATCATCTTAATCTTCCGTATGAATCACCCTGCGCTCGCGATCACGGGCATAATTATTTAGTCACGATCGAGTGCAGATGTGGAGACAATTCACTTACTGAGTATGGTATGGTTATAGATTTCACACAGCTTAAGAAAGCTATTCATGACAGGTTAGATCATCATAATCTCAATGAGGTCATGGAAGGCATCAATCCTACGGCTGAGAACATGTGCTGGTGGATAAGAGATGAGGTCAACAAGTTGATGGATAATGGCGAATGCTACCATGTATCAGTTCAAGAGACTACCGGCAATATAGCTGAGTGGAGAAAGGACAGCTAATATGAAAGTCAACGAAATTTTTCGAAGCATAGAAGGGGAAGGTATTCGAGCAGGAGTTCCCGCTGTGTTTATTCGTCTATTTAGCTGCAATCTTGCTTGCAGTTATTGTGATTCTGTATATGCTTGTAAAGGTAATGACTTATGAAGTATTATGTATATGCAATGAAAAAGAAGGGAGATTTAGCTCCTTTCTACATAGGGAGCGGTACTGCTGAAGTCGATGACAAACCAAGTGGTAGAATGTTTCAATTTAATCGACCTGATCAAATTGCATTTATGTCTTATGTTGAATCAATCGGGGGACAATCTAATGTAGAATCGATTGTTTTAGAATGGTGTAACACTCGGCAAGAAGCATACGACCGTGAGTATGTACTAACTTGTCAATTTATCGAGTCGGGTGTGCATCTAGTTAACATAGATATGGGTACAAAGAAGGGTTTGTCTCATATTGAGCATCACAGACAGTCACTTATAGCTGGAGGTAAACTTAAGGGAGAGAAAAATGGATTCTATGGAAAGAAACATACTGCGGAAACTATACAGTATCTTAGAGAGCATTGTTCTAATCCAGGTGAAAAGAATCCGCGATATGGAGTTAGACTGTCAGATGAATTCAAACAAGTTATTTCTGCACAAACTAAAGCAGCAATGCATCGACCTGAAGTACATAATAAAATGATAGAAGGAATGAAAAGGAGCAGAGCTAAGATGACTTTACCTATAAATGAGATATTTTTAAGCATATCAGGTGAGGGTCCTACAGCTGGATCACCTACAGTATTTATCCGGACATATGGATGCCCACTTAATTGTACTTATTGTGACACTCGATACGCCTGTGAAGGCGGTGAATTTACACTGATGTCTGTAGATGACATTGTAAATAAGATTCAAGAATTAGCTCCCGGCATAAAGTCAGTTTGCGTAACTGGAGGCGAATGCATGATTCTTCCTAATATAAATAAACTATTAAGTCGTTTATCTAGCTTACTTTATCATACTGAAGTAGAAACATGCGGTGCAGTCGACCTTACATCATTCCCCAGACGAAATTATATATACTATGTTGTAGACTATAAAACGAGTACAAGTGGGATGAAAGATAAGATGACCGACGGAGCGTTTACTTGTTTGAAAAGTGGGGACACTGTAAAATTTGTTGTAGGTTCACAAGTTGATTTAGATGAGTCTGTAGAAGCTATTAAGAAATATGATTTACTTTCTAAAAAATGTAATTTGTATTTTAGTCCTGTATTCGGTATGATTGAACCTCAAGAGATTGTACAATATCTATTAAATAATAAAATGTGGTCAGCTAGAATTCAACTGCAGTTACATAAATACATATGGAATCCGAATCAGAGAGGAGTGTAATAATGGGATACAAGAAACTTGATATGCCTAAAGTAGAAGACGCAGTTAGAAATCTTCTTATCGCATTAGGTGAAGACGTAAATAGAGAAGGGCTTAGAGAAACTCCTCGTAGAGTCGCTAAATATTGGGCCGAGCTTCTTGAAGGAGAAGATTATACTAATAAAGAAATCGGAGAAATGTTCAAAAAGGATTTCAGAGTTGGTTATGATTCTCTTGTAATTAAAGAAGTTACAAGTGTTTGGTCTAATTGTGAGCACCACATGTGTCTATTTTCTGGCAAAGTTTTTGTGGCGTACCTTCCTGAGAAATGGGACAGCTCAGATCCGAATTCCGGCTATCGTGTAATCGGGCTCTCGAAGATACCTAGGATAGTCCAGATGTGTGCGCACAGATTTCAGCTTCAAGAAAAATTCAATGCAGACATAGCTGAATGTATCCAGTATGCTACAGGAGCAGATAGAGTCTATGTAAGATCAATAATGACTCATGGTTGCGTTAGCTCACGTGGAATCAGAGATGACGGCTGTTGCGACGTTACATTCATTTCTCCAAGATTACGACAAGATCCAGAAGCTCGTAAAGAAATTGAAAGTAAAGTCCAAGAACTGCATCTTTCATCAATGAGGTGATAATCATGGCAGGATATGTACTTGCAAAAAGTGATCCGCATACAATGCTAAAGTCGTTAGATATTGTTGAAAGACCTAACATAGAAATGATGATAGCAGCTGCAGTAGCAGCGGAAGTTAAACGTCGCAGAGCTCATCAATGGAAATCAGCTGTAAGAAGACCTCGAAGTAAACATTGAGAATACTGTAATGTTTGTACCCGTTGAAGTGTAACTGTAACCTAGAATATAAGAGAAGACTATTAAATCGTTACTTATATTCAAAGGAGAATTAACATGAAACGATATATAAGAGCATCTGAATCTAGTGCACTTGAATACAGGTTATATGACTGCGACGAAGATGGAGAAGAGCTAGATTGCATTAAAGTTTTTGATGATGAAGACGAAGCTATCAGATACTGCAGTGATTACGCAGTTAATGCTCATGTAGTAGCTTTATATCCGGATTATTTAACAGAAGTTATCTATTCAAATTTTGATGAGGACTTTTGATTATGAAGAGAATGGTCAGAGCTGCAGAGGAGCAGGTAGATAGAAAGCAGATACTCGAAGAGCTCCAAAGATTTGCACAAGGTAGGACGACAGGATTCAAGAAATTTGAGAAGTATGGACTTTACTTCGAAAAGCACTCCATTCAAAGCATGATTCATAACTATATTCGTTGGTACAATCAAAATGTAAAAGAGTATGGAGACGGATATGCAACAGATTGGGACCCTGATGATAGAATGGTCATTCTCTATAAAAATGGAAGGACTAGAGAAATATGGCCTGAAGTAGATGAAGGGAACAAGTTAGTGCCTACTGAAGGCATTGATTCTATTATTCTTGACGGTTCCTGGGGCACAGCATTCGCTGGTCCTCATATTACATTTAGAGATGAAACAACTTATGATGACCTACTTGATTTCAGAGCTGATTTTTCTTAAATTCTCTTAAAAATCGCTTGACTTTTTAGTTGTCTTTTCATATAATAATTATTGCGGCAGGAAGTAGAAGCAGTCGTTAGTCGAAAGACTGATTGAGCTAGCATCACTCAGCTGCATGTGCGATGTGAGACTAATAGCCCTAGATGTCAGCAATGATTCTAGAGGTGTCTTGTCCACATTGCAAACTTGACCATACAGGATGTCGTTAAACTCATCTGTAGACTTTCGTCAAGTCAGCGAACGTATTTCGCAGACGCCGATACTAGTTAAGACGAGCCAAAGTCGAGTCCGGTGAGAAGGAGATTCGGATATGCGCAATCACTTAAACGCCTAAACTGGACTATAAATTAAACAGGTGGCGGCGATAAAGTCAAGTAAGAGCCAGTGCAGAAATGCCAGGCTCTTTCTTTTTGTGTAAAAATCGTTATATCAATTGCAACATTGTGTAATGATATATAGGAGGTCAATATGTTACTAGATTGGGCGAAAAAGGAAGTGGAGTTAGCTTGCAAGCGAGAAAATCCTGACATTAAGTTAGATGAAAATGGTATGCCTACAGAATTTGATTATGGCTGTGCTTGCTATGCTTCTGCTTTGAAAGCTTTCAAAAGTTTGTGCGAAGATGAGCATAGCGGAATGAGCATTGGATTTACTAAACAAATTCTGAACAGACTTATAGATGGCAAATGTCTTACACCGATTGAAGATACAGATGATGTTTGGAATGAAGTACATGTAACGGAAGCCGGGACACACTCTTATCAGTGTAAGAGGATGAGCTCGTTTTTCAAAGACGTTTCGCCCGACGGAACTGTTGAATATCATGACAGTAATAGGACAATTGTAGAAGACCAGAATGGAATGACTTGGCATAATGGCGGAGCTTCACGATTGGTTGACAAGATGTTTCCGCTAACAATGCCATATTTCCCATCAAATAAGCCTTACAAGGTATATAGGGAAGATTTTCTAGTAGATCCTAAGAATGGTGATTATGACACATGGGCTTACCTATATGTTGTAACTCCCAAAGGTGAGAAGATTGAACTAAATCAGTATTGGTGTGAAAAAGACGGAAAAGATGTTCAGATCACAAAAGAAGAGTACGAAGAAAGAAAGTCTCACAAGATCAGGTAGAACAAGGAGAAAGCAATGAATAATCTGAATGGGTTTTCGGCAACACAACTCGGAAAATTAGTTAATGCTAAACAGATCTCTTGTCAAGAGGTACTTGACTTAACAGAGAAGAAGATAGCTGAAGTTAATCCGAAAATAAATGCAATTGTTTATACTAAGTTTGATGAAGCTAGGAAAGCAGCATCTAAGTTACAAGAGAAAATACAGAAGGGGGAGAATGTAGGTCCCCTTGCAGGTGTTCCTGTAGCTCTTAAGGACTTTCTACCTTCAAAGAAAGGCTGGCCGGCAACTCATGGAGGAGTAAAGAGTTTGCAGACAATAGATGATGCCGATTCCATGTTCTGCAAAGCAGCCGAATCTCAAGGAGCTATTGTAATAGGAAAAACAAATGCACCTTCGTTCGGATTCAGAGGACTTACAGATAATTATATGTATGGCCCTACATCTACTCCTTTTAAAGTTGGCTACAATTCAGGAGGGAGTTCAGGAGGAAGTTGTGCGGCAGTATCTTCCGGATTAGTTAAGTTGGCAGAGGTCGGCGACGCTGGCGGATCTGGCCGAATTCCAGCTGCATGGTGTTTGACCTTCGGTTTCAAGCCTTCAGCGGGAATTGTACCTAGTGTATGCAGACCTGATGCATGGACAGCTACTCATCCTTACTGCTGTGGAGGACCTACTGCCCAGACAGTACTTGATGCAGCTACAATAATGGATAAGATGACAGGATTTGATCCGAGAGATCCACTTAGCGTACCTATCAGACCTAAAGTATTTAGCGAAGAAATGTTCTCAAGTATCAGAGGAATGAAGATCGGAGTTACTTATGATTTTGGAACATTTCCTGACCCCGAAGACGAAATAGTTAATTCCGTAGCTGAGATAGCACAGGTGCTTAAAAATGCCGGAGCGCAAGTGAAAGAAGCAAAGTTCTCCGTAGATTATTCTCTACAAGAACTTGAGCAGGCTTGGCTCATTGGAATCTGTCTTGACACAGCTATTGACATGGAGTTATGGAAGAAAAACGGGTTCGATTTCAAGAAAGATCATTATTCAGATGTTCCTAAGGAGTTCTTCGAGTATAACGACATTGCAATCAACTCAAACGCAATGGATTACCGAAAGTTCCATGACATAAGAACAGCTATATTAGACAGTCATGTAGATGTTTTCAATGACTGCGATGTAGTCATTGCTCCTGTAAGCGGATGTTTGCCAGTTAAAAATGCAACTAATGGAGATACGAAGGGTCCTGATCATATCAGAGAAGTCAAAGTTGATCCACTCATTGGTTTTGCATATACTTATCTTGAAAATATGACAGGATATCCAGCAGCTTCAGTTCCTTTTGGACTTTCGAAAGAGGGACTTCCTATAGGGATACAAGTTATTGGCAGACGATATTTTGATGAAGATGTATTTGCAGTTGCTCACGCTATTGAAGAGTTGCATCCCTGGTCTCAGTTGTATTCATTGCTTGAGGAATCGTTATGTTAGGTACAATACAGCAAAGGAAAGCGCATTGAGATGTTAATAACAAAAGATAAAATAGTAGCTCTTGCAGTAGCAGTATTCCTAATTAACTTATGTTTATTTATCTTCGGAATACTTGAAGTAAATTCGGCATTCAATCGAGAAGATAATAATGTTTATGTGATTTGCGATGTATATGATGTAGTTTACAATGGGAACACAATTCTTATCGACATTACACTTCCTAATGGCGAACTACTTACACGTCAAATGAGCATAGATGACGATTTACCTGAAGAGTTTTCAGAAGTAGTTATAAAGACCCGTAATCTTGATGACTATAGTAAGTATCAAATTGTAGGAATGAGGTGATCAATATGTCTGATATCAAAGATGTAAATGTAGACGAAGTCATTCATTTAGTAATGAATGAAGGTTCAGTATATCTTGCAACTACAGATGAAGAGTATGCGGTTAAGACTTTTAGACGTCTTGAACTTGCTAATATAAGATATGCAGAAGAAAGCTGTGGAATGTCAGAAGAGGAAGCTCCTATGACAGTTAACTTCATTGCAGGAAGAGAAGGCGATCACATATATCTAGATGAAATTGCAGAAGGTCTTTCTTACTTCAATGAGAATGACACATTCATCACTTCGGAAGACGATGAAGTTACCTTCAGTGATATATCAATTAACTTTCAGAATCCTTGCTGTGATGACGACGTGCTAGATTTTGAGGAGATGTGATATGAGCAATTGGACACATATTGCAGTGATAGTAAGAGTAGATCATCTTATGAAGGCAGAGAGGATAAGTAATGCTATCTCGCACTGATATAGAATCAGCTCTTGATTACATGGATAAGGCGGGGCTTATTCGCCTTGCTAGAATAACAGGTAAGTGGTACCAAATATACTGTCCATTTCATAATAATGGACAAGAGCGCAAGCCTTCGTGTGGATGTGCTCTTGAAGGTGAATATCGAAATGGCGTAGAATACCGATCTGGACATTTTCACTGTTTCTCCTGTGGAGCATCGTATTCATTTAACAATGGTATCAGAGAAATAATCAAGCTCAAAGATAAAAGTATTGAAGATTATCCTGAGCTGCAGAAATACATGAATGGTGTGCAGCCATCTGAAGTAGAATCTCTTATCCCTAATGAAACCTTTTCAACGGTCATGAATAACTATCTTGCAGAAGACTTAAGATCTAAATTACTAAGTATGAAGAATAAGTATGTAAGCGAAGAAGAGCTTGCATCATATCGTTTTACTGTTCCCTACATGTATGAGAGAAGACTTACTGATGAAATAATAGAGAAGTATGATGTTGGTGTTGACATGAAATTCATTCCTCCAGGAAGGAAGAAACCGCTGCCGTGTGTCACATTTCCAGTAAGAGATGAAACTGGTGGAACATTATTTTTCTGTCGGCGTTCCATTGAAGGCAAATTCTTCAACTATCCCGAAGGTGTTGAGAAGCCTGTATACGGCTTGTACGAGTTACCTAAGGATTGCAGAGAAGTGATAATTTGTGAGTCGGTTTTCAATGCACTTACATGTGAAGTATATGGAAAGCACGCAGTGGCACTCTTAGGCACAGGTAATCAACATCAGATACAACAGCTCAAAAGACTAGGAGCGTCTAGTTATGTTATTTGTCTAGATAATGACGAGGCTGGCCACAAAGGTACAGCAAAACTTAAAAAGGCCCTGAGTAGCTCAGGATTTGTATGGGTCATGACCATGCCGGAAGGTAAAGATGTAAATGATTGTGATTATGCCACATTCATGGAGTGTTACAATAATAAGCAATAATTTTTTAGTCTATATTTAAAATCCTCTTGATTATTCATTGAAAGTATCTTATAATATAAGCATATCAAACATCGATGCAAATCAAAGTCAAAAATCGACGTATATCAATGATCCAGGAGGATAATTAGAATGGCAAACATGACAGCATTTTTTGAGACTCGTGACCTTTTTATTGAGTTAACTCAATTTGATCATCAGCTGACTTATGAAGAATGGAGTAGTGCTCCTAAAGATCATAAGGCAGCTCTTTTATTTGTTAATTTTTTCAATAAGATGATTCAAGCATGGGACAGAGCTAATAGATTCGATTTCATCCCAGGAGAAGATGGAGTATCAATTGTTTGTCAGTATCTTGAAAAGAACGTTCCAATCATAGAACAGAATGATAAGAAATTTACAGAAGCTTACATTTATAGAGTAGCATACAATTGCATGTATTGCATTTGTCACGATCTAAAATCAGTCAAGGACCGTTGGGAGAATGAAACTTCTAGCATTGTTACATATGAAGGGGAAGAACTCAGCTTATTTGATACTATATCTGATAAATCAGGTTCTGCCGAAAATAGGTTCTTATCTGAAGTGCTTAAGAAAGATTTTTGGGAATTAGTAGAAGGCAATGATCCTAAATGTCAGAAAGTCATTGATTATCTTCTTTCAGGAGATGTAAAGTCTTTAAAGAAGGTGAATAAGAATAACAAGGATTACAGCATAGATCCGCTAAGAGATATAGAAGTTAGCATAGAAGAAGCAGAAGAAATTATCAATGAATTAAAAGAACGTCTTAATAGCAACGATTCAATTTGTCAGTGGATAGCAGCTGTAAGTTAAGAAATTAAAAATCGTTATGTAACTCACAAATATCTATGATACCAATGGAGGATAGCAAAATGGCATTTAAAACACTTAGTCAGTATACAGAGGATAAGAATAAGGATTTCTTCATTCTGCAGAATGATGGCGATTCGGCAGATGTGATCTTTCTTTACAGAAATGCAAATGATGTTCTTGTAGCAAATACACATTACATCAAGAGCGCAGAATATTCAGGATACGTTCATTGTTGCGGAAAGGGTTGTCCTGCATGCGCAAAGAACTTGAGATCAGATACAAAGTTATTTGTTCCTCTCTTTAATTACAGCACGGGTAAAATCGAATTTTGGGACAGGAATACTTACTATTTTGAAAAGCAGCTCATGAATGATGTTATTAGTAAGTATCCTAATCCCTCTGAGTGGGTTTTCCGCATCACTAGACACGGACAAGCTAATTCTAGAGATACTCGCTATCAGATTGTAGCAGTAGGAAAGAATTCTACTAATCCATACGAGAAGATTTTAGCTGATCATAATATGACTCTTCCTCAGGGGTATGAAGCATGTGTCAGAGATTTGACTCCTAGCGAAATGCAAGCAATGCTCAACTCAACAGATGATGCAGCTCCTACATCAGAATACAGTTACGTTCCTACTCCTAGAGCTTCGTCTAATGATTATCAGCCTGCATCTACATCTATCCCCGAACCTGTTTCAGTAGTACCTCCAGCAATAGGTGATGGCCCTGCAGAATACGTTCCGGGTATGGAGGCTCCTGTTCCAGAAGTGCCCTTTACAGAAGGTAGCACAGTACTATCTCCTACAGATTCAGCAGAAGAGTCTACAGATGATCTTGGAGATGTAAACTTCTGATAATACAGACAATCAAAAGCACTAGCATGCTATGTGTTAGTGCTTTTTTACTATGTTAGAGGAGGAGAAACTATGGGGCTATTCAGTGCATCGCAATTAGATAAAATAAATGCGATTGCAGCAAAAAGTAATGAAGCACTTAAACCTTCAAATGCAGTTGTCACAAAAAGTATAAATGACGATCTGATTGCAATTTCACAGAAGGTTCAAGATTATTTCAAAGACTCTAAAGCTATAAGGATACGGACTAAACAAGAACTCCATGATTATGTTACAAAATGCATAGAAGTAGGATATGCAGGTATAGATACTGAGACAACAGGACTTGATCGCATACATGATACGATTGTAGGTTTTTCTTTATATACTCCAGGACTAGATGAATGTTACATTCCTTGTAAACATCTAGTACCTATCTTTGATACTCCTTGTAAAGATCAGTTAACATATCAAGAATGCGGAGAAGAAATACAGCGTCTAGTAGATGCTAAAGTGAAACTTATTCTTGCAAATGCAGACTTTGATATTGCAATGATTTACAAAGATTTCAAGGTAGACATAGTTCCTGCAGTTTATTATGATGTTATCCTTGCATGGAGATGCATTCAGGAGAATGAGAAAGATAACACCTTGAAGGGACTTTATGCTAAGTATCCTAAAGGAGGTAAAGTAGATCCACAGAAGTTCTCAGATTTCTTCCCTGTAAAACTTTTTCCTTATTGCAAACCTGAAATTGCAGCTCTTTATGCTGCAAATGATGCTAAGATAACATATGAATTGTTCATTTGGCAGTTACCTTTTGTTACAAAAACAAATGATAAGTGTAAAGAATTACATTTAGAGAAGATTGCAGATCTTGTTTGGAATGTTGAATTTCCTATGATTAGTGTCTGTGCACATTTGCATCGTGTCGGAATGTATCTCGACCAATCAATTGCCCCTGCTTTGCATAACAGATACTATCAGCATCAGCTTGAAGATGAAGCCGAATTGCATAAATTAGTACAAGAGTTGATTGATACAAAAGATATAGCGAATAACAGAAAGCGTCCCTTCCGAACAGGAGCTGATTTCAACCCTAATAGTAATCTACATGTAAAATATCTTATCAACGATCTTATGGGCATAGAAGCAAAGAGTACTGGAAAGGAGGTCCTCAAGGAAGTAAATAAACCTGTTACTCAAAAAGTACTTGACGTCCGAGGTGATATCAAGCTCCTTGGAACTTATGTTGATAAGATGCCTAAGATTGTAGCTTCTGATAATAGAGTGCATGGTACATTCAAGAGCATCGGAGCCGATACAGGAAGAATGGCGAGTTCTGATCCAAATATGCAAAATATCCCATCAAAAGCTACAGATATTCGACATTTATTCCGTGCCCGTCCAGGTTATGTATTGATGTCTTCTGATTACAGTCAACAGGAGCCGCGGTTGACTGCTTTTGTCTCATCGGACAAAACATTGATTTCGGCATTTCAAAATGGTAGAGATGTATATGCAACTCTTTCATCTATATCTTTTAAACGTCCTTATGAAGACTGTTTAGAATTTCATCCTGAGACACATGAATATCAGCCGGAAGGTAAGAAGCTCAGAGGAATGGGCAAGGTGCTTAATTTAGGTATAACCTACGGGATGTCTGTGCCGTCAATTGCAGAGAGTTTATTTGCAACAGATGACACAATGACAGAGGAAGAAAAACTTAAAAGAGCACAAGAGATATATGATTCAATGATGAATGGTTTCCCTGGTATTAGAGATGCAATATTAAGGGCACAACAACAAGCGTCTACATTAGGCTATACTGAAACAATATTAGGTCGTAGAAGACATCATCCTGATATGATGCTCCCTAGATTTGAATTCAAACCAATGCCGGGATACGTCAATCCAGATGTAGATCCACTGGATCCAAAAACACTTGAAAACAAAGATGCTATTCCTCAGCGTGTAATCAATAAACTCACAAAAGAATTCAATAATCTCAAGTATTATGGTCAGATAGTCAAGCGAACAAAACAACTTGCAGAGGAGAAGATAGCTGTTATAAATAACACTAAAAAGATAGATGAAGCTTCTCGAATGGTCTTCAATGCAATAATACAAGGAAGTGCTGCAGATATGACTAAGATGGCTATGTTGAAGCTTGAGAATGATCCTGAATGGCTTGCAATTAAAGGAAGCATGGTATGTTGTATCCATGATGAATTACTCTGCGAAGTACCTATTAAAAACAGAGAAAAAGGTGCTGAAATACTTGCAAGGGATATGGTAGCTGCAGGAGACTTTTTACCTTTCAAACTAAGCTGCGACGTAGAAACAACTTTTCGCTGGTACGGGTTAGCTGTAGATGACATACTTTCATATGACAAGCCAACTTCGCTTGATTATACTAATCTTACAGAATCTAACATCTGCTGGTTACAATGTATGATACTTGAAAATGAGTATTTACTTCCTGTAATTAAGAATGAAGACGGTTCCAAGCCTATTGGTATAAAGGCTCATGGTGTTAACGGAGTTGTAACTGACGAGCTTAAAGCTGCAATTCAAGATTATAAGAATCGTTATAATGTACAGGACGATTCTATGTTCTTAGATCATATTGAGAAGAAGGTAATTGAAGGAGTTTATTGATGCCTTTGTTTGATCTAAGTAGTGAAAATGAAGAATCATAAGAAAGTTAAGGAAGGATTAACATGATTGAAGTATGGTTGAACTATCGTTGCCGAAAGTGTCATAACATTATTTCTGTACATTGCAAAGTTAATGAATATAATTACAAGACAGATGCAATGTTTAGAGGAATGTTATTTTCGGATAAAGACGGCCATAATTGCCCTGAAGGAATTGCGGATGTAGAAAAAGTGTTATGTGACTGTGTGTCTACTTCCGAAGGTCCTTTGCCTGATGCATTTGAAGTCATAGATAGGATTAAAAATAAAGAAAAAGATCCGAAGGAGGAGAATAAATAATGAATTTTACTTTATCAACAAAGCCATTAGCTGATGCACTTAATCTCGGAGTAATTCCGTCAAACGTCAGTAAGTATTACAGCAAGAGCTGTCTTGCACAGTTGACTGCTGATAAGCATCAGCTAAGAATTAACTTAGAGGCTGCTAGTATTTCTACAGAAATCTTGCTTAAGGGTTCAGGAGATCAGGAAGAGCCTATCACAACATTTGTAGATTGTCTTGTATTCAATCAGCTTGTAAGCACTATTGAGACTTCGACAGTTACTATTGAATATGTAGATGGCGGAATTGTTTTACATGCAGGAAAATCTAAGTTTAATCTGCCTAATATGATTGCCGATAACGCCGGTGAGCTTGCAAGACCTAATCTTGCTCCAGAAGGTTCTATCAAAGTTAAGATCGACAATTCTGATTGGAAATTTGTAAAGGACTATCAGATGTACGCTATAGGAATGTCATTTGTACATCCTGTTTACACTCAGGTCTGGATCGGGGCAGAGGGTGATGTCATTGTAGGTGATTTCGACAATAGCATCTTCACATTCTCTAAGAAGAACAAGCTTGGCAGAACTTGCTTACTTCCTAATACTATAATCAATCTTTTCAATACACTTCCTGAAGGCGCTGAGATCACGCAGATGGACAGAAGTTATCGTGTAGATGTTAAGACAGATGCATTTGAATATGCTTCGGAATTTACTCCTAAGTACGAAGAGGACGAGGGTGTAGGCAGCTACAGCTCTGAAATGATTCTGCCAATGGCTACTAAAGATGAAGCTAATAGCATTGAATTTCAAGTGGCTCCTATCAATAAGTTCATGAGCCAGGCTAGCTTGCTTTCAAGCAGCTCTGAGGATAAGATAACATTCTCTTATGAGAATGGTGAAGTTACTGTCAAAGATGAGAATGTAGATTGCAAACTCGATGTAAAAGGAACCTGTAAGGATTTCACAATTCCTTTCAAAGCAGATCTTTTCAAGTCTATGCTTAATAATGTAGATTCCGAGACTCTTCATGTGTCTCCTCAAGAGCAAGAGATCGAAGGTCAGCTTGTCACAACATCAATTGTAGCATGGACAGATAACATGTCAATAGTACTTGGTGGAGTAGAGGAATAATGGCATTCAGACCTGCAAATCTAACTGCACATGCAATGAAATTTAATAGCGCTGCTAGCGGCGATTTCATCTACATGTATAATCAACTCATTGATGACGAAATCGCTGCTAAAAACAGTCAACCTAAGCATCAAACATTTGCACCAAGTTCGATGCGATGCGATAGGATAAGCTGGTTCAGATTAAGGGGTGTTCAACCTGATACAATAAAAGATCCTGACAGAACTCTTTACTTCACTGCACAAATAGGGACAGCTTGTCATGAAGTTATACAAAAAAGACTATCAAGTTGCCCTGAAGTTAAATGGCTCGATGTTGACGAATATCTCAAGTCAACAGGTTGTACTTATACATATACAGTTGATAAAAATGGATATGAGCAACAAATTGAAATTTCAAGTCCATTTCCTATCCGGTTTGCATGTGACGGCTTGATTGAATTCAAGGGAGAGACATATCTTTTAGAGATCAAAACATCTGAATTTGCAAGTTTTCAAGACCTTATTGAGCCTAAGTCAAAGCACATGGATCAAATTAAATGCTATGCAACATTGCTCAACGTTTCAAAAGTACTTGTGCTTTATCAAGAAAGACAATACGGTGATTTGAAATGTTTTGAAATCATTGTATCAGATGTAGAAAAAGATAAGATCAAATCAAAAATGCAGCATGTTATGGACTGTGTAGGGGCTAACATTGCTCCCGATAAGTTACCTAAAGGAGACCCTGATTGTAATCCAAACATGTGCCCATATTATAACAAATGCAAAGAATGGTAGATCTGGATCAGCACAATGCTCTTAGTGACCCCTCCAATATCATCATTTTTCAATAATAAGTAAGGAGAGATATAATGGATAACCTGGCTGCAAAATATCGTCCAAAGGTATTCTCAGATTTCACTGAACAGTCTGTTACAATAGATATTGTACAAAAGATGTGTGAGTCCGAAGAGATAACCGACCGCAACTTCTTGTTTATTGGGCCTGCGGGGTGCGGGAAGACTTCGATTTGCCGTGCTATTGGCAATCTTCTTAATGAAGGTAAGGGTGAGCCAATAGAAATGGATGCTGCGTCGCACAGCGGTGTAAATGATGTGCGTGAAATAATATTACAGGCGCAACAATATCCTGTAGGAACTAAGTATAAGATTTTTATATTAGACGAGGTCCACTCTTTTTCAACTCAGGCGTGGCAGGCTCTTCTTAAGACAATTGAATCTCAGCCTGCGAGATCTATAATAATGATGGCTACTACAAACCCTGAAAAGATACCTGCAACAATAATATCTCGTGTTCAAACTTTTCAACTATCTAAAATAAGTTTGAATGGGATTGCTAACAGGCTTAAATATATCATAAATGAGGAGAATAAAGAAGGTCACAACATCACTTACACTGATGATGCTATATTATTCATAAGTAAGATGGCTAATGGAGGAATGAGGGACAGTATCACACTTCTCTCAAAAGCATTGTCATTTAGTGAAAATATAACAATTGAGTCACTCGAGAAATCGTTAGGGCTACCTAAGTATGACGATTATTTTGATTTACTCAATGCAATCGCAAAGAAGGATAACAGTACTATTGTAAGGATCATAAATGATGTTTACAATTCAGGTGTTAACTTTGTTAGGTGGTTTGAAGGATTTTTCTCATTTGTTACAAATATCGTCAAGTTCATATATCTTCAGGATATCAATCAGACAATGATACCTTCAACGTATCAAGATAAAATAAGCCACTATGGTACAGCTCATTCTGCATTATGTCTTAAGCTGTCAAACAAACTTGCTAAGATGAATCAGGAGCTCAAGACAACTCAATACCTTCAGGAGCTCGCCATTTCTTATCTCTGCACACCGCCTGCAGTCAAGAAGCAGTAAGAAGAATAAGTACTCAAGGTGTCGATTTTCGGCACCTTTTTCTGTATACAAAAATCGTTATTGTATCTATAGGAGATTACTATGATAGATCTAAACAAAGTTCTTAAAGAACATGAAAATGATATAGCAGAAGTCAATAAGTGGGCTGAAGATCAGTACCAATCACAGTTTGCAATACACTTTAAGAGAGTCAATGAATTGCACGAAAGATTGAAGTCAAAGGACAATCCTATTACTGATGAAGAGCTTGAATGGATTCTCACTTCTTTACCGTTAGAATTGATTGATGTCTCTGAAAAGCTCAGCAGTGTTAAGACTTCTCAGGAAGTGATTAAAGTAAGCATCAAAGCGAAAGAAACTAAGTTAGCTGATTCATATGTTGATGACGAAGGAATGAGCGCATCTAGAGCTAAAGAGCTAGCAGCTAATGAAACTGTAGAAGATAAGCTGCTTCTTTCAATGTATGATATCATTTATGAGAGAGTATCTCGTCAAGTAACATTTGCAAAAGAACTTATCATGTCATGTAAGAAGATATGGGATGCAAGGAGAAATTCTGAACAGTCTATGCCAAGCATACATGACAGTGACCTACCTGAATATAGCGAACCAACTAAAACATATGTTAAATAAGGAGGATGATGACGATGGCGTCTTATAAAGATATATTGAATAAGAAAGCTAAAGAATGGGGAGCTCCGGATATGATGACAAGGGCAAAGATATCTCTTCCGAAAATACCTTTTTCATCACCACTCCTTAATTGGGCAACGTATGGAGGAGTACCTCGTCAGAGAATATCAGAGTTTTTTGGTGTTCCCAACGGCGGTAAATCTACGACGGCCATTGATCTGGCAAATAACGCCCGTTTGCTTTTCCAACAGGAGTACGAAAGCCAGGTGCAGAACTACAGAGATCTAATCGCTCAAAAGAAGAGAGAATATGAAGGCTCTCTTCAAGACTTGTTAGAGCTTGGACCTAAGAAGGTATTATATGTAGATCTTGAGCATACATTTGATTGGAAATGGGCATCTAAGATGGGAATGGTAGAGGGAGACATAGATGTCATGGAACCGCCGGATATTGCAGCTGAGCAGATACTGCAGACAGTGCAAGAACTTATCTGCACAGGTGAGCTCGGCTTAGTTGTATTTGATTCAGTGCCTACATTAACTACCGCAGCTGAATTAGATAAGAAATATGGCGAGCGGACAGTTGCTTCTCTTGCAGGCCTTATGACTATATTTATGAGAAAGATTGTTCCC